AAGTTAGCTTTTATGACACAGACGGAGCTCTATTAGAAAAACAAGTCATTAACACGGGCGACTGTAGTATGACATTTGAAGGTGGACACACTTATCTGATTCTTGAAGACGATACTGTGGTCTATGAATATAAAACAGGGCCTTATCAAGGACAAGAATTAGATAAGGTATTTTTATGAAAATTGGACATGATGTCTTCATGAATTCGAATGTAGAAATTACTCGTCCTGAGTTAGCTACTATTGGAAATCATGTTGCCATAGATTACGGATTTTATTGTACTACACAATTAACCATTGGTGACTATGTGCATATTAGTCCACATGTTGCAGTGATAGGAGGAAAACATACTGCACTTTATGTAGAAGATTTTTGTTTTTTAAGTGTAGGATCAAAGTATATTTGTGGCAGCGAAACATTCGAAGGCAAAGGATTAATCGGACCACTTATACCCGATGAATTTAAAGATACTCAAGTACTGCAACCTATTAGGCTTAAACGATTCAGTGGGGCATTAGCTAACAGTGTAATTTTACCAGGAGTCACTCTGGCAGAAGGCAGTGTACTAGGAGCCAATAGTTTACTTAAAGAAGACACTGAACCGTGGACAGTATACGCAGGAAATCCTGCGAAACCAATTCGTAAACGAGAACAACACAAAGCATACGAGTATGCAGAAAAAATGGGATACAAATATCAATGACTAAATTTAACAGTTGGCCCAGCGGCAAATTACCAAAAGAATTTCAACGTACTGAATTAGATTTAGTCAAACAGCTGGGATATCATTGGGATGATCCCAGAGACATTGTTGGTATATTTGAAAGAAAAGTTGCAGAGTTTGCCGGAGCAAAATACGGTGTAAGTGTAGATTGTTGCACACACGGGGTATTCTTAAGCTTGAAGTATTTAAATGCACAGGGTCTAGTAGAAATACCCAAACATACCTACCAAAGTATTCCAATGTATATCAAACATGCAGGATGTCACCCCACATTCAGAGATGAACAGTGGAGTGGTGCGTATCAATTGAAACCTTATCCAGTCTGGGATGCTGCTACTCGTTGGCGTAGAAATATGTACTTGGGTGGTCTGCATGTGGTAAGTTTTCAAATTAAAAAACGTATTCCCATTGGCCGCGGCGGCATGATTTTAACTGATGATAAACAAGCATACGAATGGCTGTGCAAAGCAAGATACGATGGCAGAGACCTCGATGTAAGCCAGTGGGACGATGATGCAGACATATGCGGATGGCACATGTATATGACTCCTGAAGATGCAGCCCGTGGTATTATCTTAATGGATCAGGTACCCGATGACACTCCTGATTGCGGTAGTTGGGAAAGTTATGCAGATTTAAGTCAAAAGAAATTGTGGAAAGAATAACATGAAAAAGAAAGCACTGATCACAGGCATTAATGGTCAAGATGGTAGTTATCTGTCAGAATACTTGCTAAGTTTAGATTATGATGTATACGGCATTGTTCGACGTCATAGTGTGCCTGAGGGGCAGAGTAGCAGATTAGAACACATTAACGATAAGATTACACGTATATATGGCGATTTAACAGACGAAATGAGCATCGCTAATGTAGTTAATCAAGTTAAACCTGACGAGATTTATAATCTAGGAGCAATGAGTCATGTGCGTATTAGCTTCGACATGCCTGCATTTACCATTAAAACAAATAGTTTGGGTGTGTTGAACATGTTAGAAGCGTACAGGCAATTTTGTCCTAACGCAAAATTTTACCAAGCTAGTTCCAGTGAAATGTTTGGAAACAGTATTGATTCAGATGGTGTACAAAGACTGACAACTCCGATGACGCCAGTTAGCCCATATGGGTGCAGTAAAGTTATGGGGTATAACTTAACTCGCCATTATCGGGATGCCTATAAACTACATGCCTGCAACGGAATTTTGTTTAATCATGAAAGCCCGCGTCGAGGTACAAACTTTGTAACTAACAAAGTTGTTAAGACAGCAGTGGAAATTAAACGAGGACTAACAGACAAATTAGAACTTGGAAATTTAGACAGCAGCAGAGATTGGGGACACAGTTACGATTATGTTCGAGCCATGCATTTAATCATTAACAGTGACACGCCCAGAGATTGGGTGGTAGCCACAGGAGAAAGTCATACAGTTCGAGAACTTTGTAAATATGTGTTTGAAAGTTTAGACATGAATTACGAAAATTATGTAGTTCAAAATCAAAAATTTTTACGACCTGAAGAGTTAAAATTCCTTAAAGGAGATAGCGCACCTATTCGCAGCGAATTGGGGTGGAAACCAGTTTATACTTTCGAAACAATGTTGGATGAAATGATTGCACACTGGATGAAAGAAATAAAATGAACAATCATGTATATGTAATGCCCGGCGGCGGTCCTTTTAGTAGATTTTTGCAATGTGGCATTATTCCACTGGCTGACGTAGAATTTGACAATGTGTTTTTAACACTAAGTCCTTTTGAGGAAAATACCAACAATGATGAATATCTTGAAGAAGCTGTGGATCACATTGTAAGAAATAGAACAGCCATGCAAAGTTACGGGATAGAACGTCCTTATGACCATATCATGGGATACGTACTAAATCAGACTACAGATAAGACCTACGAGTATAAAGGATTTTTGCCAATTGGCAAAATGTACACAAAAAACAGCCCCATAGAAGACAGTAACAGATTGTCTGACTATAAACGTGTGCTTAACAAGATTCACATCAATAATGAAATTACAACTAAAGTGGATAACTTATGTAAATTAGTTAATATTAATTCACGCACTTTGGGTGTTCACGTAAGAATGACCACTATGGCAGTTCATACTAATTATAATCCAATTACGCATGAAGATTATTGTCGAACTATTGACAATCAGTTAGCCACCGGTGATTGGGATGGTCTGTATGTAGCAACAGATAATGTTGAATCTTTAGTAAAGATGGAACAACGATACGGGCATATAATTAGATACTATCCAAATTTGTGGAGATTGCCCACTGAGCAAATTACCGAACGCTGGCAATGGTCTTGGGAATATGAAGCCTTTTTTCATAAAAGATTTTGGCAAGAAAGTTTTATGGAAGCAATGACGTTAGCTCGTTGTGGAGGCATGATATGCAGAGACAGTAACTTTAGCAATGCTGCTGTGGTGTTTAGTAATAGTTTAAAAAGGATCGTGCGAGTTTAAAATGAATCATGCATTTTTTGTTACCTCGAGTATAGAGTTAGATCCTACTCGCAATTTTAAAGGGACAAGGAAACGCACAGTCTTTTCTACCAATGAACGACTGGTTCAAACAATTAAAACTATAACTAACCTCAGTGAGAAAGATCCGACGGCGCCCATTTACTTGATAGATTCGTCTGCTAGGACATTCGATCAATTAAATTGTATAGGCATAAAGAATCTTCATTATATTAAACTACAAGAACTAAATCCCGCAGTAGCAGACATAGTAAGAACTCATTCGTCAAAATCATACTGTGAATGTTTAATGATACTGGAATTTTTTAAACATTACAAAAAAGAATTACAAAAATATAACTTTGTAACAAAGATATGCGCTCGTTATACACTGTCGGATAATTACAATACAGATTTGTTTACCCCTGAAAACACAGATAAGTTTTTTATGAAAAAAGAACTTATGTGGGACAATGAACATATTAATTTTTTAACAGAAGTACAATTGCCTCGGGATTTATTAGTTGACAATAAACTTTATGGATTTTATACTGTAGCACACGCCATAGGTAATCAAAAAATTGATCAGTATGAAGCGATAATGGCAGCATCTGCACAAATGGCAACAGAACACGGCAAGTATTATCATCAAGACGTTGAATATACATTGCATCTATATTTGAGATTATTTGGCCTTCTTAAAGATGTGATTATTGTTGATTGGACTGTAGACGGTCGCTGTGGGGTTACTGGGGATTGGGTGAAGTATTAAATGCACATTATTAAACAAATAGGATATATGCCAGGGTACGGACTTGATAGTCTGCACCGTTTCACAAAACAATTTGATAAACGTATTTCGGTCAGCATCGACAATATTAATAGTTGTCCAGACGCAGAATTCAAAGTATTAATGCAAAGTGAGCCTCCTAATCTTTATATAATGTTTTGCGGGCTAGTGCAACAAAATTATCAAAATTTTGATTTAGTATTAACCTATGATGATAGATTATTATCTTTACCCAATGCTGTAGAGTTTTGTCCAGTGGGATCATGGATATCTGACAATTTAAAATTAGAAAAAAGAAATCAAATTAGTTATATGATGAGCAGCAAATTAAATGGCACTGCTTATCATATGAGATATATGATAATGCGCCGGTTCGAGAAAATAAAATCTATAGGCGAATTTGATTTGTTATGGCATCGTAGTCCCCCTAGGGTACCCAGTAAAGATCCGTTTTTTGCAAATGCAAAATTTAACATTGCCTGTGAAAATCAAATTATGACAAACATGTTTACTGAAAAATTGTTGGACTGTTTTAAAACTTTAACGGTGCCCATTTATTATGGATGTACAAACATTGAAAAATATTTCAATCCCAAAGGCATTATTCAATTTAACACAATAGAAGAACTCGAGACCATTCTTGAAAATTTAACACCCGACGTATACGATGAAATGCTGCCATATCTTCATGAAAATTTTGAAGCAGCTAAACCTTATTGGGAAAAAACAATTTATCAAAGAATAGAAGATGAAATCGAAAAAGCTTTGAATAAACCATCAATGTTTGAAGAAGAAAATAATTTACTTTACACAGTTTTGTTTGAATAAGTACAATATATGAAAACTAATCTATTAATCACTGATAATTTCTATAGCGATCCAGATTCTGTTAGGAATTTTGCACTACAACAACCATTTGATGTCACCGGTAACTATCCTGGAGCAAGAACTAAAAGTTTTCTTACACCAGATCTTAAAGAAACTGTGCAAACAATAATTTGGAATGCAGGCGGTGAAGTGACTAATTGGTATGAAAAAGATGGGTATACCGGAGCATATCAACTTACCACAGCAGCAGATCGCAGTTGGATACACACGGACCATTTTAATAAATGGGCTGGTGTATTGTATCTGACACCCGATGCCCCAATAAGTAGTGGTACAGGTTTGTTCAGATATAAAGAAAACGGTGCAACCACTGCTGCTGAAATGGGTGATCGGTCCTACGATGCACAAGACATGACTAAATGGGACTTATACGATGTAATGGCCAACAAATATAATCGATTAGTCTTGTACCGAGGCGATTTGTTTCATAGTAGTTTAGACTATTTTGGAAGTAATTTACACAACGGCCGCTTATTTCAGCTGTTCTTTTTTGACACTGTTTATTGATTATGAAAACAAATTTAATTATTGTAGATAATTTTTATAGTAATCCTGACGGAGTGCGGTCTTTTGCACTCGGCCAAGAGTTTACTCAACAAGCTAATTTTCCAGGCCGCCGAACTAAATCATTTTTAAACCAAGGCACCAAAGATACTGTACAAAATATCTTACGTAATGCAGGCGGCCTAGTCACTAACTGGAATGAAACAGACGGATCTACTGGTAGTTTTGAAATAGCATTCGCGCGAGATCGCAGTTGGATACACACAGATCATTATAATACTTGGGCTGGAGTATTATACCTAACACCTGATGCCCCATTAAGCGGGGGCACAGGTTTATATCGTTACAAAAAAACTGGGGCTGAAATTGCCAGCGAATTAGAAGAATACGAATCGCAGGACATGACCAAATGGGAATTGTGTGATATTGTAGCAAATCGATATAATCGATTAGTTCTATATCGTAGTGAGCAGTTTCATAACAGTATAGATTATTTTGGATCAGACATGCAAACAGGAAGGCTATTCCAGCTTTTCTTTATTACAACAGAATTCTAAAGGGTAATATGATTTATAAACAAATTAATTTTCTCGACCAAGACGTTTTACTTGCACTTAGAAAAAAATTCGAAACTTCCAGAGGGCAAGCTGCATTCGAAGTAAATCATATGGGACGATGGGGAAAGGGATTAGAAGCAGGATCTTATGCTCCTGTTTTAATTTTGCCTATACCTGAATTCAGGGACTACTTCATTGAAAAATATCAAGCCTTGGATCCGATATTCAACGAATATGCAAATCTAAATTGCTTTATGCATATTTGGCTGCCAGGCAGTCAAATCAATTTTCATCATGATGCCAGCGACGATAATCCTAGATTGAGTAGTACAATTTATATTAATGAAAGTTGGAACTGGAACTGGGGCGGTTTATTTTTATATGATGATCCCGACACCGGCCAAGGATGGGTTTATCCGCATGAAAATTTAATGATCTGGTTTAAGCCCCCCATCTTTCATGCTACGTCGATGGTAACTGCAATTGCGGAACATCCTAGACTTAGTATTCAATTATTTTTTAACAAGTATTGAAATGAATCTAGATCATTGGTTTCCTAGTGTTGTGGGAAGATCTGAACACTTAGAATGGTTAGCTCCAATGTCTAAGGCCATGGACGATATTTTTAATACCCCAACAACTAAATTAAACGAAGAATTTTATTATAACGGACAAACAACCTACGGGACAAGAAATCTTACTACAGAACCACAATTTGCGCCGTTTGTTTCTTTTATCCAACAACAAGCTTGTAATTTTTTAGAATTGCAAGGCTACGATTCTGGCAAAGTTCCTTGGAAACCGTTTTTGTTTGCTAACAGCTTTAAACAAGGCAGTAATCATCCCAAACATTTACATAGTCAATGCACTATCAGCGGAATATATTATATAAAAACTCCGCCAGGCAGCAGTAATATTATTTTTTACCCCAACCAGCCTTTTAAAGACTTCTTTGATTATATGTTTATGATTAAGGATCCCGCCAATTGGTATAGTTTAGCTAAAACCGAATACAAGCCTTACCCTGGATTACTATTAATGTGGCCAGCTTGGCTTTATCACGAAGTACCTCCCAATCACAGTACAGAACCAAGAACTAGCCTAGTTTTTAACCTGTGATTTTTTCGTGTAATTTAATTTTTTCTTTAATATTTTTAAATTTAAAAGTTCTGTGAACACCAGGATGTAATGGGGTAGGATGTAAGTCCATGGGTACCCAACAGTATCCTGTGTGCTCTTGATTCAGTATAGGTACAAATTCTTCTTCTACTTTTATTAGAAAAGTATGATATACAAATCTGTTATTGTTACTAGTATATTTTTCGATGGGAATAATTTTAGCACCGTCAATTTGACCGCCCAATTCTTCTTTAATTTCTCGTTCTAACCCTTGCAGTATCGTTTCATTTTGTTCTATTTTACCGCCCACTATTCCCCATGTATTAGGAAATTTACTGTCATTTCTTAATAAGAACAAATACCTGTGAGTTGATGTGCAGTAAATTAATGCTCCGCATCCTTGTTTTATATTGTTAGTTGCCATTTTCCTGCAGGATAAAACCCTTCATAACTCTTAGACCAGTTTGATCCATTCCACTTGTATTGAGTTCCGGTTGTTAAATTTGTTACATATTCGGTTTGGGTTTCGTATCTGCTATCAAATACTACAGCCCAATGTTGTCCATTAAATTCTATAATATCATTAGCATAAGCTTCTAATAGAGTATTGTCAATACCATACCAATTGTATGCTGGCTGGGCCCCAGCAGTAGAAATATAGTCATTGACTAGTAAGTATCGAGTTCCATTAGCCAAATCTTGTAAATTTTTATTTGGTCTAGCACTTTGCGGGTCGATGATAGCATTTACTGGTTCTAATGTGTTTACAGGAATAGTGTCGATGTCTGGAGTCCATAGCAATGCAGTGTCGTCAACAGGATTGTATGCTACAGTGCCGATAACTTCATTGCCGTCGTCGAGTTCTAATCTAATAGTACTAGTTCCATTCACCAAATTTCCATAAACATTGATTAAATCTCTCCATGGTTCAGCTGGACCCTCTTTACGAGTTGTAGCAGTAAACACAATCCTGTCTCCGATGTTTCCGGTAATTAAATTACTGGCAGTTACAGTATCTCCGTTAATTCCAATTACTATACAGTTCGGCACAGTTGTAATAGTCGGACTAGCATTGCTGGTAATGCTCAGTCCAGATATAACCATATTATTCGAAATACCGTCAGTGTCAGA